TGGCAGATGTAGCTGAGAAATTACCACCTAATTGTGCTGAATTGGTAGATGTAGCTGAGAAATTACCACCTAATTGTGCTGAATTGGTAGATGTAGCTGAGAAATTACCACCTAATTGTGCTAAATTGGTAGATGTAGCTGAGAAATTACCACCTAATTGTACTGATTTGACAGGTTTTTTATCAGACATTTTGTTCGCATCATCAACAACAGTAATCCATTTTGGTAATGAAACAGTTGCTTCTGTATCAGTATTAAAAAAACCACTAAGTTCATTCTTTAAAAAAAGGTTAGACATTATTATATATATTAATTTAGAAATTAAAATAATTCTTAAAAAATTTTAGTTAAAAGTTTTGTGTTTTTAAATATTATTTTTATCCAATCTATAATAATATATACAATGTATATTAATCAGATTGATGATCTATTTGATAGTATATTAAATAAATTTAATGATTTTTTATTAAAAGAAAAAGCTTTCCAAAAGCTAAATTTGGATACAAATTTTGTTAAATTCCAAAATGATATTTTGAATTATATTAAAAATTTCATTAATTCAATACCTAAAAAAGATATAACAGATGTTATTAAAAATGAATCTTATTATGAATCAATTTTAAATATCATTAAAAGATATTGTGCTTTTTATATTTATCTGGGAATTGCTTATTATTATAATGGTGGTCGTGAGTTATATATAACAAATATTATCGAGGCTGGAAAATATCAAAAAGATGCTACTTTTCAAATTGCAAATTTTTTTAATAGTGAAAATAACTCAAAAATTATTACTTTCTATAATGATATTAAAAATTTTATTTCATTACTCCAGTTTAAAACAATTGATAAAATTAAAATAGTATTATCTAATAATCCTCTCAAATTTGAATCAACAATTAAATTATTTAATGATTTGGGCGAAGATTATGTTGTTGAATATTTTATTGATAGTAAAGATAGTTTCCAAAATATTATGAAAGCTTTGATTTTTAAGCAAATTTATTTGAAAGAAGAGAAAAGTGAAATTATTAACATGTTAAATCAACAAGAAAAATCAAATGCTGAATACAAATATATTGAGATTATTGTTTCTAACGAGAAGAAATTAGTAGATTTTAATGTAATACAGAAATTTTTAAACATTGAACAATTAAAGTCAGGTTTAGCTGAAGATATTTATGGATATCTTGAAGACATGAAAAACACAAAAGAAAATATTATTAAAAACCAGGATTTTATAAATCTGTTATTTACTAATAACATAATTATTCCTATTACTGAAGATTTTGTAAGATATCATAAAGATACTGAAAAATATGATACAGAAAATTTAGCAGAATCTTCAAATATTAAAGAAAGAGATGCAACTAAAATTAAATATATTCTTAGTAAGATGAATAATGTAAGAAACTATTATTCTCCTTTATTAGAAAAAAATCCAAAACAAAAATTAGAAACTGAAAAATTGTTTTTTAAACATTTGGATCCAAGAATGGCTGTTTTATACAACAACGACGAAGAAATAAAAATAATCCAAAAACTTCAATTATATGAAAATGCATCAGATTATGAATTATTAGTTGATTTAGAAAATATTCGCAAGTATTCATATATTAATTTTAAAAATTTTTCAAGAGATAGTATTAAAATTCGTCCTTCTAAAACAATCCAAGGTATTCGTTATACTAATCTTAAACACAAAGATAATAAATCTAATATACCTATTGAGGCAAGAATAGGTCATAATGATATTGATATGAATGTAGTTGGTATTGCTTGGAATCCTAGTAGAATATCACTAGATTGTTTTGAAGTAAAAGATATGGTTGATGTTAGAAAAAAGTTAGATGAAGAAAATGGTTATAAGGCTTTTGTTAAAAATATGGAGAAAACTTTTAAAGAACCACAAAAGAAAATATATTACTGGCTATTTGATAATAGTAAAGATAAACCAAAAGTTGAATCATATGTTAACTATAATTTTGATGATGCTCAACGTAATATTAAAATTATGCTTGAAGAAATTTATAAAAATTATATTAAAATGGTTCATCATAAAATAACCAATTATATCCAATCAGTTAATGAATTTTCTATTTGGTCTTTTGATAATATAATTAAAGGATATACTAAAAAATACTTTGATTTTAAATTAAATCCAGAAATAAGAAATGAACTGATTGAAAAAGTTATTTTAGAAAAAGTTCCAGAACTACTAATTGAACCAGACGATGTTGATTCAATGATTCCTGGTAGAAGAGAAAAATTAATTGAATTACCAGTTTTAGAACAAAAGAAACAATTAAAAAATATTATTGAACTTGGAGTTGAAGAAATAGATGTTACTTTAGAATTATCAAACAGAAATCTTCCAATATGTCAACATTATGTTAAATGGCGTAATATTATGAAAATATCTAAAAAATCTGATGATTTTAATCAAGCAGTTTTTGATTTTGTGAAACAATATATAAAATTAAATCAAAGAGGAGATTATACATGTAAATCGTGTAATGAACAAGTTCAAATACAAAAATTTGTTGTTGAAGGTACTTATGTTGAAGAGTTAGATACATTTCTTACAACTTCTATGACTGTTAGTAGTAACTTGGAAGAATTACCAAAATATTCAAAATATAAACGAACAATTAGAAACATTGAAAAGAATATTGAGAAAATTGCATATTCGATGGATTTACTTGTTTATGTTGGTAATACACCAGTTATTAAATTAAGACGTAAAATGGTAATTAAAGATGTTATTGATTTAGTTTTAATTCATACAGAATGGATTAGAAATCAGCCCAAAGACAGAATTGAACAATACAGTAAAAAATATGGTATTGGTAAAGAATTAACAAACTTATTCTTCTTTGAATTGAAAGATGAAATTTTCTTAACTAGTTCACAAGAAACTGACTATTATAAAATAATTAAATATAACAATATTATGGCTTATTTAGTGTTACTACTTATAACAGAAATGAACTCTGGACAAATTTTAGGTCTAAGAGAAGATAAACGTTATAATTTCTTCTTTTTTCAGAAAATCGGGCAAAATTTATTTGGAGATTTATTTTTAAGAAAAAATCAGAAAGAAAAAATTGCGATATCTAAGATTCCATTGCTAGCATATGTATTATATTACATGTCAGGTATGATGATTTCTAATAGATTATGGTTATATAATGATTCTAGTATTGATGTCAAAGAAAAACCTATTTATATAATTAATTTACAGAAAACTATTATTAATACAGTTGTTGATTTATTTAATACATTAGTTGAAGCTAATTTTGAGCCAACTAAAAACTTTTTATATGAAATTATTAATGGAAGAATTAGTATTAAATTATTACATACTTTTAATGATGAACAATTAATTAAACGTATCGAATTTAATGCAATGAAAAATATAAAATTTGATGAAACTACTAAAAAAATTACTTTTCTAACCAAAAAAATACCTTTAATTAATTTAGATACAGAATTTAAAAATCTTGAACAAAATAAAGCACATTGTGATGTAATTACTACTAATTTAGAAAAACAAATGTTTAAAGCAGATACAAATTCAATTGATATAATTACAAATTGTCCAGATGGTAAATTTCATGCTTGGACTTTTAAATCTGGTGATTTAATATGTAATTTATGTGGAAAATCATATAATGAATTAGTTAAAATGGTAGACACAAGTTCAACTGAGAAAACATCAACTGATTATTTAGATAAGATTAAATTAATTAATTTAAAGAAATTATCTAAGAAATATTGTATTAGTGGTGACATTCATGAACCAGATAGTTCAGGAAAATGTGTAAAATGTGGTGTAAATATTAATACATTTTCACCATCTGATAAAGAATTAAGGGAACTTGAAAAAAATTTAGAAATTAAAACTAATGAAATTTCTATTGAACAAATTAATCTAATTAGAAAATATAATGAAACATTAAAATTAGGAGAACATAAAAATACTAAAATATTAAATAAACTGCTCAAAAAATATAAAACGGAAACTAGTAATGGATTAGAAAATTATGTTGGAGATTTTGTTACTAGATTAAGTAAAATTCTTGGTCTTAAAATTAAAGTTCAAGATAATATTATTTATTTGAAAGAAACTGTATTTATAGTTGACCATGATTATTTTGGTAATCAACTCAAAGAACCATTTACTATTTTATCATCAGAAGATAAACTTCAATTAGCAGTTAAACATCAATCATTCAATAAAGATGTATTTTACTACAAAGATAAGGCAAATAATGTGTATGTATATTATGATTCAATTACACATCAATATTTGGGTTATTCAGAAGATAATAAAAATATTAAAAAGACAAGAAATAATGCATCACTCAGAGTTGAGTTATCTATTAAAGATTGTATAATGTATATGGGTTATGAAAATAAATATCAAAATATTTATCATGTAAATAAAGATTATCAAAAAAATTTACCAACATCATTAGGATTAGATACTAAAGAAGTTGTTCTTAAAATAATTAGAAATAGAATAAATAATTTGAAACAAATCATTATAAGAACACAATCAATAATTCATAATGTAAGAAACAGTGGAGAGATAACATCCATTTATAATATTGAAGAAAAACAAATTGTGAATGAATTTACTAAAAAATTAAAAAAATTCAATATTAAGGATGAAACAAATCATAATAATATTTTTAAAAATTTCAAGACTATTATTCATAAATTACCAATAAATTACAACATACCTGAAAATTTAAATATAGAATTAAACAAAAATTATTTAGATATAACTAATTTAAATTCACTATCAAATTCAGATTCCAAATTAATTTTTTATATTGTGTATAATTTTAATAGATTATTAGATTATAATAAACAACCAGCAATAGAATCTGAATTATCCCACATGATAATTAAAATAATTAAGTATTTATTTAATTTATACTATAAACAATATTCAAATTATAATGTAAGAAAGTTTGACTTTTTATTGATTAATGAGACACCATATATTGATGAAACACTTAAAATTGTTGGACATTATCAAGAATTATTAACTCAACAAGAAATTGATGATCCAGAAAAGAAAGATGAACTATATTCATCACAAGAAGCATTAGATTCATTAGATATTGATGATTATGAACAGGATGATGATGTTGATGGTACTGCTGAGGCATTAGATGGGTATGAATAAATATTTTTTTATTTAAAAATAATTTAAATTATTAATTTTCTAATTTAAATTATATAAATATGGAAAGATATTCCGATAAATTTAATCATGTTGTTAATGATAATATTGGGTGGATTCATACTAATAAATATGTTCTACCTGTGCTCTCATTATTTTTAGGTCTTTATGTTGCTTTAGCTCGTCCCAGACTTCCTAATGTTGTTGCTAAATTATTTGAAAATCCAGTTTTTCGTCTAGTAATGATTTCTTATATTATTTACAGAGGCAACAAAGACCCTCAATTAGCTTTAATGATTGCAACAGCTTTCTTGATTACAATGCATATGATTAATAAACAAAAAGTGGAGAAAATGTGTAATGCTGCATCTAAAAATTAATTTATAAAAATATATAATTCGTATTATTTTTATAAAAAAAATTAATATCTAAGTAATAAAAATATAAAGTAAATATGAATATTGTTAATAAAATCTTAATTCTCATCATCTTTATTTTCATAATTGATAACCTTGTCGAAGGTAAAATATTTAAAACTATAAAATCATATATATTGATGTGTAAAGATAAAATTGAGGGATTTACTGGTTTAACTTATTCTAACAAAAAAGGAACTTTTGTTAATCATCCTCAAGTACCTTATGAAATTCAAAGAGATTTTCCATATTTAAATAAGAATGACCCTGATAATTTGGATGATGAATCCCATGAACTATATAATTTTATGAAAGATTTAGTAACAGTTAATACTAATTTTACTGAATTAACACCATCACGAAATAAAAGTATTGTAGCAGATAAAATTTTAGTTGATGAAATAATGAAACAATTAACAAAAACATTAAACTCTAATGGATTTAATTTTAGTAATATTAAACTATTAGATGATATATATTATCATGAAAATCATAGAGGTAAAGAAATAGAATCATTTAATATAAAATCTGATATATCTTTTAGAGGTAAATCAATTGGTTCTGTTGTTATGAATTTCGAAGTATTTATGAGAAGAGATAATTTTCATTCTAGAGAATTTAAACATGGTTTGTTAACAATAGTTAATGTTAAATTAATTGAAAGAAAATATCCAAACAATATTACTAGAGAAAATAAAATACGTTCACCATATATTATTGAAACAAATAATGAACCAACTACTAATCAAAGAGATGCTTTTGAAAAACATAATAATCTTAATAATAACATGAATAAATCTTTTAATAATAATTTTGTTAAAATAAATGAATATGAAAAATTATTTATTAAACCATTAAACTCTAATGATTCTGAGAATTCTCTCAATAGTTTAATTCCAAGTGCAGTTGATATTTCGTCATATGACCAATATTCTGCAACTGGCTCAACAATTAATTAAAATCAAATGAAATCATAAAATATGTTTTATGATTTTATTTCCTCATGATACTGAAAAAAGAATCAGTTTTTAAAATTTCATCAGGTGTCAAATACTCTTCATTTGTTAACATTCTGCCTCTTTCTGATACTAATTTTCCAGTTTGATATTTTTCTGGAACAACTCTTTTTACAAATTCTTTAACTTTTAAAGGAACTTCATCTGCAGTCCAAAATTCTGGAAAAAAACCTTTTCTTGTTAAAGTATTCAAAAAATAATGAATGTCATAATATCTGTTTGATTCTGGTGTTATATTTATTTTATTTGTCCATTCAGCTTCAACTTTTGAATTATCTACAATACCTGGTATGCATGCAAAATCATAATCCCATAATTTAATTTGAAAACCTATATTAGGTATTATATATGTTTGATTATTTATTTTATATAAATATTTTTTATTACATGTATCAACATCGATATTATGAATTAAAATATTATTTGCTTTCATGTCATTATGTCTAAATCCAGGATATTTAGTATGAATTATTGATAATACAGATAATATTTGAAATAAAATTGTTCTCCAATGTTTTGTCTTCATTGTTTTATAATTTTTTCTAATATATTCTAATAAATCACCACCATTCGCCCACTCACTAACTAAGATTGAAACATTTTGATAATATTCTCCTTTTTCATATCTCTCAACAAATTGTTCGAATTTTTTATTATTTACTATATTTGATTTAGTTAAACTCAAAAATGGCTTTATACTTGTATTAAATGTTGTAATTGGTAAAACAATATGAGGTGTTTGTTTATTTATAACAAAATAAGATAACAATCTAATCATTAATAGTTCCGCATTTTCTGGTCTTTTTATATCATACATATCACCATAGTTTTCTTTTTTTGGATATGCAACTATTTTAACTGCATATGGCTGCTTGTTTTCATCATTTGGTGGTGGATGAATTCCTTTAAATGTATGACCTGTTGAACCACTTTTAATATAAAGTAATTTTCCGCCCAATTCACCTATCGCTTTTCCAAATTCTATATATTTTTTTGGTAATAGTTCTCTTATATCTTCTGTATTATTAGGATATTCGAAAGATTCAGTAGAATTTTTAAAATCAATTATTGATTCAATGTTTCCATGTCCTCTATTTATAATTGTTTTTATAGTTTCTATTCTTTCAGGAATCAAATTATAATATTTAACATCACTTTTTTTCATAATTAATTTATAGTATATATTATTATTATTATAATCGTGCGATTTTTTAAATCAATTAATTTTTATTTTAACTAATATTAATTTCGAAAACTTTTTTTGATTCGTTTCGTTCTAATTCTTCTTTTGTTAATTCATTTTTATACTTAAAATATGAATACTTAATCTGTTTAATATCTAATGGTGGTAATTTCGGAATTCCCATCCAATATTTTTTTTTATTAATAAAATCTTGTTTAAATTCTTGTGGATATAAATATATTAATGATGATTTTGGATTAGTCATTAGTTTACTAATATTTAATGGCAATAAATAACTAGACTGAGGTGGTAATACTGCTAATAATTGCATGTATGGTTTAAGTGGTTCACCTAATTTAAAGTTTGTTTTATTAATATTAATTTTATCTAAATGTTTTGCTATATCTGATATAAAAGGTGGATGTTCAAAAGGATAATACCAATCCCAAGATGGACATGTATCAAAATAATAATTGGTAACCCATTTTATACCTAATAAATAATGTATAACTAGTTTCTCACTAAATTCATCCAATTCTTCTTTACCAACATTCCAATAATGAAAGTAATATCGTTCTCTATATTGTTCATAATTGTCTGAACCTAATTGTATTGGGTCGTGTATTTTAAACTGTAGATTTTCAATTCGAAAAACTTCTTTTTCATAAGCATCACCATCACAAGTCATCCGTTTTTTACCTTTAGTAAAGTTATTTCTTAAAATATCTTCTTCTGAGATTTTTAATTTATTTATAAATCTATACATAAAATCACTATTTATTTCAAGACCATTTAATAAATATTCTATTTTATTTTTTTCTAGAACAAATTCATTTACTGTTTCTACCCAACTTATAATCAAACTTTCAATTCCATTTTGATGAATATCTAAAGATGGTATATGAGGTAAAAAATCATTACCCAAGAAATAACACATGAATATAAAATCATTAACAATTTTTATAGGATTCAAATTATCAAATCCATATATATTTTTGTTTTCGTTATTAAATATTTCATCTATGGAATTTATTAAATATTCATGCATTGTATTAACTATTGATTGTCTCATTATTTTAATACTAACATAATTTAATACTTCTTTTGATTCATTCTTATTAATTTCATTTGCCTCGCGTAATAAATATATTTTATCTGATTCAGTTGATAATGCTAGAAAAATCAAATCAGCATCAAGTCCATAAATCACATAAGAATAATCTTTCTCACTTTTCTGATTCGTTCTTATAAATTGTAATAATTTATGCTCACCTTCTGAAGGAGTAAAACAGCTAGAATAAATAATTGTTCTTTTTGATATTTTACTCCATTCAAGTATTTTATTATGGAGTTTTTCCATAAATATTGTTCCAGGAGTAATTGCACTATTATTCCAATAATTCACTGATGGTTTATTATGTTTCTTTCTAATATTATCCATTAATACTTTATCAGCAACAGATTTAAAACGTCTAGACCTTTGTTGCTTAATTTTAGCAATTGGGGCTACACCATCAATAGCCAAATAAATTCCTTTTTTTGGATTGACATAATTAATTATTTTGTCTAAATAATCACAAACATTATTTAACATTTTATTTTCTAAATCTTCTTTTATTGTTAAATTTGGATTGTCAGCAACTGTTTTAAAACATACAGGATGAATCAAACAATTAGCATCAATTAAAAAATAATCAATTGTATTAATATCAGATATTAATGATTCTATATTAGAATTGTATTTAATGGTCTTTTCTATTTGTTGTTCTGTTAGTTGCCCTATTGGTTTAAGTTTGAGTTTTTCTTTTTGAAAAACAAAACCTTCTTTTTTATAATTCTTCATTAGCCATAGGAAAAATCCAGGTACTCCCATTTTATTAGTCTTTATAATATATTATAAATAATGTTTATATGCTTATTTTTCACTTTTTATTCATACATAAAAAAAAATTGCTTGATTTTTAATAAAAAAAATTGCTTGTAGTTTTTTAATAAAAAAATTGCTTGATTTTTAATAAAAAAATTTGCTTGATTTTTAATAAAAAAATTTGCTTGTAGTTTTTAATAAAAAAAATTTGCTTGTAGTTTTTTAATAAAAAAAATTGAAATAAATTAATATTTTATCTTATAAATATAATTATTAATGAACATTTCAAGTCAAGAACAATTAAGAGCACCTATATGCGGAATCTTTGGTCATGTAGATTCTGGTAAAACTAGTTTTCTATCAAAACTGAAAACATGTGAAACTATAGAAGCGGGTGGTATCACTCAAGGAGTATCATCTGTTTATATTTCAATTGATAAAATAAAATCAATGTGTGAAAAAGTAGAAGATTTAAAACAAGTCTATGCAAAAGAGAAAGGAAAATCAACCGATTTTGAGATAAAAATCCCTGGTGTTCTTTTTATAGATACACCAGGTCATGAAGCTTTCCATCATTTTAGGAATAAGGCATCTGATATTTGTGATTTAGCAATTGTAATTATTGATATCGAAAAGGGTGTTGAGAAACAAACGCTGACATCACTACAAATGCTGAAAACAAAAAAAATACCATTTATTATAGTACTAACAAAACTAGATAGGATTTATAATTGGATTACAACAGAAACATCAAATCTTAAGAAATCACTGAAAGAACAATCTGCAGAAACTATTAATATGCTTAATTCTCACATTGCAGATGTAAAATATGAATTAAGTAAGTATGAAATTAATTCAGAATTTTATTTCAGTAATAAATCACCAGCTAAAACATATTCAATAATTCCTGTATCCAATACAACAATGGAAGGATTTAATGATATGGTAAATTTTGTGATTTATATCATACAAAATTTCATGGGGAAAAAATTAATTTTAGATTCTAATCCAAAAATATTTGTTATGGAAAAATCATTTGATAAAAAATTAGGTTGGGTTATCAATGTAGTTCTTTCAAATGGTTCTATTAAAGTAGGCAATAATCTACTTGTTCAAACTTCTAATGGACCAATAAAAAGTGTTATTAGAAGTATTATTGGTTCAAAATTTAATGAAGGAAGTAAAAAATATGTTAAAACAAATGTTCCTAATATATCAGCATCAAATTCTGTAACCATATTTGCACCTGGATTGGAAGATGCTACAACAGGAGAATTCACTTTTGCTTATAATTCTGATGAAGAATATAATAAATATCTTGAACAACTTGAAAACAAAGAAATCAAAGAATCATTTGTTGATAAAATTAAAACTGATAAACTAGGTTTCTATCTTTTTACTTCAACAGAAGATGAATTTGAAGCAGGATATCAAGTATTTAGTTCTAGTGATATTACTATATCGAATGGTTCATTTGGCGTTTTAAATGAAAAAGCAATTGATATGTTTAGTATATTTGCGAATAGGTTAGCACCAGATTTAGATGAATATAAGATTTTAATATATTACACTGATAAAAAATCTCCAAAGTTTAATGAACTAGAAAAGTATGCTGAAAAATCTAATGTTAAAATAATTCATAATGAAGTTATTTATAAATTAGTTGAACAGTTTAAAGAACTAAAACTCAGTGTCATTAATAAAAGAAAAGACAAATTAAAGAAAACAGGACAAGTATTTCTACCTCTTGAAATGAAACTTTTAAAAGAACACGTTTTTTTGAAAGGTGGTAATAAAAATATTTTATGTGGATTTAAAATTTGTGAAGGTAAAGTAAACATTGGAACAGAAATCATTTGCGTTAATCCTAAAAATACTACAGAAGTTAAAGTTCTTGGTAGAGTTTTAAATATGCAAAAGAATAGTGTTGACACAGTTGAAGCTTCTAAAGGCGATGAAATATGTATTAGGTTAGAAAATCCAAATCAATTAAATTTTTCTAAAGATTTTAATGATACATATTCATACTTTTCTAATATAGACAGACCTAAATTAGAATTACTTAAAAGAGATTTCAAGTCAGATTTAACAAAAGATAATTGGCTATTGGTAGCTAAAATTGCAAAACTTTTGAATTTTTGATTATGAATTTGCATTTCGTTTATATTAAATGTATTTTATAAATATTATATAATGGAACATGAAAACAATCAAATAGATATTAAAAAAACAGATTCAGAAATAAGTTTAATAAAATATCCAATTAGTTTTTTATTTAATATAATTACTTGGAGGAATGAATTATCTGATTATAATTTAAGTATTTGTTTAAAATTATTTATAAAACATCATTCAACAATTGCACTAAATTATAATTTAAAAAGAATATTTAGGGATGAATTATATGATTTTAATAAAAGTTGGGATACACTAAAAGAATTTTATAAACTTATGAATAAAAAAATTGCTTTAATTTTAATTTTAAAAAAATGGTATCATATTTATTCTAATGATTTTTTTTGGAAATTATCTACAAGTAAACAAACTGATTATTTACAACAAATTAGAGAAAGATTTTTAGGTATATATGATTGTTCAAAAGGAGGAGTACCATATTATGCCAAATTATCAACTCTTTTAAAAAAACAGAATAGTAATAGAGATGAATTATTATGTGACAGTGTTTTTAGACTTAAAACAATACTAGATATGTTTGGTCCAAAATTATTCGAATCAATGGATATCCCATTGGTTAAAGTTAAAGATTATTATGAACTATCTGATGAAAATCTAATAAAATATTTTATAACTATATTTGAAAAAATTAATGAATTATTAAATCAAACAATAATATTATTTGATTCGTATAATTTAACATGTATCCATATTAATAATCTAATAAGTCCAATTATTATAAAAATTAATACAAAACATATTGATTCTGAAACTGAAAATGATGACATAAAAATATTTTGTGATAATTTCAAAAATTAGTTCTCAAACATTAATTTTGCTTGACCTTTATTAATTACTAATAAATTATAACTTTTTGCAATAAATTTTAATTGAATAGATTTTTTATTTTTAATTAAATTATTATTGTTTTTGTAAATAGTTTTTAAATAGTTATAATATTCTGTTAAAAAAGAAGGATTGAATTCTAATCTGTATTGTTTAGCTTTTATATGTCTTAAATTAACAGTACCTGATGGTTGTGTTTCTTCTGGATATAAACAAAATGAGTTATAATAAATTCCATTTGGTAATATATTATTTAAAAATTTATAAGATAACATATTTGTCCAATAATTAAAATCAACATTATTAAATATTACATCAGTTTGATTAAATGTAAGCTTTTGATTCATGATAGGGTGAGATATAAAATATTTATATGTATCATATAATAATTCTATATTTTTGCTATTTTCTGTTATACTATCTAAATATAGTTGAGGTTTAATAAACCATAATAATTCTTTACATGGATCATTAAATGATAATTCACAATCAAAAGAACTATTTTTAATATCAAATATATCTGTGTTAAATTTTTCAATAACATATTCCAATTTTGAATTTGCAAATTTAGACCGTTCAATATCATCAAGAAAAACAGATTCTGTAATTAATTTAATTTTTGGACTTGGTATCATACTATAATATTGATTAAAATTAATAAAAGGATAATAAGATGCAACTTTTGGTGCTAATGTTGAATAAATTGGATTTTTAATATCTAACATAAAACCAATCCATTGTTTTTTATCCATAAGATATATTCCTGAACCACTATATGTCTCTGAACCATTATTTGTTAGTATTATAGATATTTCTGTTGTAGTTAAATCTGGAAACTGTAGTCTTAATAATTCATCATTAAATATATTACAATAATAAGTTATACTTTTTTCTTCAGCATTAAGTTTATATTTTGAATAAATCAATTTGGTGTTTAATTTAAATCCTGTTTCATTTTGATTTTCAATTGTAACAATAAGTAAAGTATCATATATTTTCTCATAGTTTTCAAATGTTACTATTTTATGTATATCATTTATTTTAGCATTAATTATGACAGTTGAATACTGCATCGCAACAAGCGGCAAACTAGAACCAGCATCTTTGTTGAACCAATAAATTAGAGGAACTAATATTTTTCTTCCTCCTTTAGAATCTGTATTAAATTCAAATAATTGTGGAGTATGTCCAATCATTTCTAAATAATTTGGCATATCATCTGGTTTAACATGATGCATTTGATTGATATGCATAATATCATTATCATATTTTTCAAATTCTTGACCGCCAATTTCTAAACTGATTTTTTCAAAAAAATTATGTCCTAAATATTCAGCCCATGAAAAATTAATTTGTTGTGTTTTTTGTAATTGTAATATTTTATTGTTGCATTCTACTTTCTTTTTATTGTAATAATTAAGATATTTTGTCATATTATTGAAACATATATCAAGTTGATTTAAAATTTCTGTTCTGGAAATATATAAATTTGTATCATAAACACTCAAATTAGTTATTAATTTATTGATACTATTTATATATCCAGTTATATCAATCAAATTATATACTTTTTCATCTATCTTATTTTTGTAAGTGTCTTTAGTTGTTTTATTTTTATAGTTAAATTTGGTTGTTTCACTTTTTAAATCATTAATAGTTATATTTTCAGATTGTAAAAGAGTATACAAACTTCGATATAATTGTATTTCTATATCACAGTAACCTTTTAGATTAACATAATATCCTAATAAAATATTTGATTGTGATTGATAATTACTTATTTTTGTAGATTTTGATGTGTAATATGTTGTATTTGTAATATATTTATCAGAGAAACTCAAGTTAGGTAGGTCTATTTCAAAATAACATCTATGAATAGCATCGCCAACATTTATATTAAAAGTAATATTATTATTAAATTCAGGTGTTTGTGTAGAATTAAACTCTTTTAATTCCAAAGCAAAATTAGTATGTCTTCTATAAACTTTTTTAAAAAAAGTTATTTGTGGATTAATTGTTAAATAAATATCTTGTTTTCCAGATGTTACTATTTGAAGTAATCCTCCAGTCATTTATTGATTTATAATACCTAGGTTTTAAATTAAAATTTTAAAGAAAAATATGTTTAGTAAATAAATGAAAAACAGAACATCCTGATAATGATGAAAACAAATGTAATAACTGATTGATTCCAATCGTGTTATCTACACCATAACTAGCAAGTAAAGTACCAATAGATAATTTTACTATATCATTAAGAAATGGTTGCTGAGTACCAATCCTAGGAACTAATGACTCTAGTATATTAAATACAGAGTAACCAGTAATAGTCAATCCAGATATCATCATCCAATTACTATCAAATATAATATCTTCACCTACAAGAAGTGATTCAATAACTTTTTGTGAGGCAAATATGGTGCTAAATCTAACTAAATCGTATATTGTTTTTCTAATATTGTCCTTATTAATATTTAATGAATTGTTAATCAGTAAACTGATTCTATTAGTTAAAAGACCATGTAAAACAACACCTAATAATGTAGCAAGAACAAAGTTCATCCATTTTTCATCAAATAAAACTTTATTTCTTAATTTATGATTAATCAGATTATAAACAACTAAAATTGTAGAAAATAATGTTAAATCATGTTTTGTTATTTGAATATCATCAGGAGATATCATTAATCATAAATAGAAAATAAAAGTCTTAATATTTTTGTAGTAATTTGGTATAGTATATATTTAGAAATATGGTGAGTTTATCATTATATAAGAATCTTTATAAATAGTAATAATGGGATTTTTTGATTATAAATTTTTGATTTTATTAGGTTTAACTCTTGTTGTATATTTTATTTATCGTGAAATTGAATATCTCCGTGAAAAAGTATATAAACTAGAATGTGATATTGCCAATAATAATAAATTATTATTAAAAGAAAAAAATAATAACTCTAGTACAGAAAAAAACAACACCCCTAAAAATTCTCCAAAAATTATTAGTATAGATTTAGCATCAACAACAATGGATACTAATGTAAACCAAAATTTATTACCATCAATTAAACAAACTAATGAAAAATTATCTGATTATGATTCCGATTCTGATACAACTACAAGTATTACTGAATCATCTAAACATTTAGCTATCTATTCTAATGATAATGAACAATTTGAAGAGGTGCAAAATTCACTTATGGAAAGTGTTGAAGCAAATAAAAATACATTGTCATTTGATTATAATGAAATGGAAAATTCTAATTTTAAAAATACAATTGAAGCAATTATGAATAATCTATCTTCTGAATCTAATAATTATCATAAATCTCCAATTGATGAAATTATAGAAGAAAAAGAAAAACAACTTTCTGAAATGTCAAAATCAAATTCACCAGTTAAAAATAAAGACAATAAAGAAAATAATTTAGAAGAAAATAATTTAGAAGAAAATAAGCTAGAAGAAAATAAGCTAGAAGACAATAAGCTAGAAGACAATAAACTAGAAGAAAATAAGCTAGAAGAAAATAAGCAAGAAGACAATCAAGAAAATGAACAAGGATTAGATACCAAAACTTTAAATAATATGAAGTTACCAGAAATTAAAAAGTTAGCAGAACAACATAAAATAACCATAACTAAAAAAATTAATGGACAACAAAAACTCAAAAATAAATCTGAATTAATTAGAGAAATATTAAATAAACTTAAATAATTATATAAATCTTAAATAAACTTGAATAATTGTGGAAAAAATATCTAATTAATTATATATAATCGAATGGATAATCGTCATTTTAGTTATGGATGCCCTCCTTTAATGCAAGACGCAAGATTTATTACTAACTATATGGAAAGTCGTATATTTGAGCAATATATCAGAAACGTTAATAAAATTGATTCTGCGCAAGATTTCAAAAGATTTTTACAAACTAATGGTGATACAATTATAGATAAAGAAAGAGCTTATCATCAACAAGTAAATACATGCAGTGTACATGGAAAATGTGTTCCTCTTAGTGGTGTGTAATTATAAAAAATAACAATAAATTATTTAAATTTTGATTATTTTTATTAGATTTAAGATTAAGTTTAATAAAAATAATATTTTATCATTTGTATTAATATGAATAAATTTGATAGATTTGATAAACCATTTCGAGTATTACCAACATTTGATGAAAAAAAAGGTCTTGAATTATTTAATTTGGCATCTAAATTAGATACTCATGAATTATTACAATATTCACTAGACAATCAAATTCCATTAGATTATACTAATGCAGAAGGTGAATGTTTAATACATGAAGTTATTAATATTGATTCGAGGAAAGCTTCTGAACATGCTAAATTAAATGTAATTAAATTTTTAATTCAAAACAGGGTTAATCCTGATAAATCAAATAAAAATAATCAAACACCATTACATTTGGCTTGTAAACAACAACTTGTTATTATTGTTGAATATTTATTAAAATTAGGTGTTGACCCTAACTTTCAAGATAATATGGGTAATACTCCATTACATTATTTATTTACTGGTTTAGTTAAAACTATGAGTACATCAAGTGAAGTAATGGACTTTGTACCACCACCTAAAAAACAAGATTTGAAAAAGAATGAATCAATAGTTAAAATTAAAAAAATGTTATGGACTTATATACAAACTCTTGATTTACCAATGCTTGAATCATTAAAAAATACTATTAATAATATATTAAAAGTTGATTCAGATATTGTAAATAGACAATTAGAAACTAATAAACAAATTGTAAAAATGATTAGTGATACTTCAGCTGTAGATAAATCAGCTGAAGTTAAAGATATAATTATGAAGACAAAAAATATGATTCATAAAAAAATATTGAAACTATTTAATGAACTACCAAAGTTGCCTAATTTTGAAATTCATAATAAAACATCAACATCATGGTCTCCAGTATCAAACCCTAATTTATCATTAATATCTAGTGGTAACATTAGAACAGAGATTAAAAATGATATGGAAAGAATTAGAAATAATGTTATTGATAAGGGTGATAATTTTAATCCAATACCATTTTTTAATGAAACATATACAGATGATGGGTTTGAACAATTGATGATTGAAAAAATTATAGTACCTACTGCCATCAAAACTGGTAACTATACATCATTACCTGATCATGAACAATTTTATGCTACAGATAATTTAGACCTATTAGAATTAGATAGATTTGATAGTATAAATGATGAAATAAGACACTGGTTGGCTTTAGATAATGCTAGTGATATAATTTGTTTTACTGGGAAAAAATATATGGGTGGACCTAGATTAATAAATATAGGAAGACCCGCAAGTTTAATTAATAATCTTCTTGAATTAGTGCAAATAAATAATGATAGTTTACTAATTTTATATTTATTATTTAATTTTAAAAGAACAGGACTAGTTATTAAATTTGTGAATGATGGTTTCGACATACTTACCCCAACCAATGTATATTTATTATTTAACGATATTAATCCAAACAATATTTATGGTATTATTGAAGCAACTTTAAAAAATTCTAAACATACAGAAGATTATTGTTTTCTCATAATTATGGCATATACTGCTATTTTTCATCCTAATAACATTGATTCAGTTACTACTATAAAACATAATACTGATATGAACTTAGATTTTAATGACAATTTGTTTGCTCAAAAATGGTATGGTATTTATAAGAATACACCAAATTTAAGTATTAGTTCATGGATTTATGGTATGATTTGTGATTGTGATTGTAAAAATTCTGAAAATAATTTAAATGGTAATATTAATTTAGATTTATTACTATTAATTGCTGGATTGTCAATTAATAAAACAAATAGAATACAATCTTTCATAAATGCTTACAAACCACATATAATTGCTGAAATTATTGGTAATGAATCATACGACCCATTAAAATTAGCCAAACCAATAATCACTTTAATGAATTTTAATTTTGATAATGTATTTTTAAGTGGTATAGATGCAAACTCTAATGCCGTAACTGATTCTAATCCAAATAATGTAGCTATTCAATATATTAATTCTTTGCAAATTTCTGATGATTTAAAAAAATTAGGTGAATTATTATTAGAATGGTATAATTATATTAGTCAACGTATTGGAGGAGGTTTACCTATTAGAGATTTTACAACTAATAATCAATTATATAAACAATTCTATAAACTAGGAATGACTCCTAAAAATGTTATAATTAAGATAATATTATCATTAAATGAACAAGCTGAAAATAAATTAATGGAACAAACCATTATTGATTTAGTTTATTTAATTAAAAATATCGATACATCTAGTGTACCAAAAATGAATGCATCAATACTAAAATTCAAGGATCTTTCAGCAATAGAATTATTTGGACCACCTGATTATAGTAACCCGTATCCATTATTTAATTTAATACTTGAAAAAAATTATATGCCAAGTGAATATTCTAAAATGAACTATATTTTTGATAAAAAATCTGTTTTAGGTTCATTTCATATATATAGAGCCCATATACTTGGATTATATTATCAAGGAATGGTTTATAAAACAGCTTTTAATTTAAATCAACCAATAAATCTAAATTTGGAATCTTCTATTAATTTTAAACTATCTTCATATATGAATCCCAGCGATAATAATTATTATCACTACTTAATAGATAATCAATCTGGTGACACTCAACATTTGGGTAATAATCAATTGCCATTTATTTTAAATTATGTTTGGTTGGATCATACTAGTCCAAAACAAAATCAGGTAAGATATGATGTGCATGTGAATTATATTCAAAATAGACGGATAATCACAAATACTAGTAGACAAAATATAGATATTTATAATGAATTAACATATAATGCTAAATATTATTATTATGATATTAATGAAAGTGAATTTAGAATACCAACACATAATGCATATGCCAATAATTTGCTCAACAGAATTTTTGTTTATCAAGATAAATTAAAAGCGTTACTTAAAACGGAGGATAATTCGGTTGAAAATATTATTAATGATATTATTAAAGGAAGAACTACTGATATAGATATATTATATATACATATATATCCACAACTTGTTTTTTTATCAAACATTTTAAAAGGTCTAATAGAATCATACGAAAATTGTGTAGATTATTATAGAGAAAGAGATAATGGTTTTTTTAAGGGACTACTACCAAACAGTATGATTACCAAACGACCTGATAATTATAATTATGTTGAATTAGCGAGAGCTTTAAACAAAATTAATTCTAATTATTATATTTATTATTATTTATATCAACCTGGTAAACTTGTTGGATTAAGTAGATTTAACTATTATCAAATCCCTATTGGGACTGCAACAAAATCTTATTACTATCAAGGTGATGGGACAATAGCAAAAGAACTTGTTGATATTGCATCAGGTAATGAGCAGAAAATAGATTTAATTAATGACGCAGCAAATACTGAATCAAATGACCACAAAGATTCACGAAACCAAATATTAGAAGAAGGTTATATAAATGCATTTGATATTGGAAACTATGCTAGTATTCTTGCTGATTATATGATTGAAAAATTACCAACAATAAATAAACAATCTGCAAATGATTTTCTGATACTTAAATCAAGTCCTTTACCACCTTCATTATATGCTTCATTATATGATTTTTATAAATATGCTCTTATTGAATTAGTTAAAGATGTTTTAAAAAATATTGAATCTAAAAAAATGATTATGCCATTAGGTCCAGTTCCAGTTCCAGAAAAACAAATATATGATGAAACAAATAAACTAATTAAAACAACTGGTATAGCAATTGAAAGTTATGAACTATCAACTTATGCTTTTATAATGAATATAGTTCAGGAATTAATTCAAGAACAAGTATCTATTTACATTAATAATACTATTATTCAAAAATATAGTGAATTTATTTCTAATAAATCACAAATTGTTTCAAATAGTATTATTTTACCAACTAAAGATATGAGTGTTAATTTAACTTTATCTGGTGTAGAACTAAAAAAAATTACTGACATAAAACATGCTAAAAATATGTTTTCATTAGTTACACAACCACCAAAATCTGAAACTGAACCATTTGTTATATATCCTAATGATTTGACTAATATTAATAAATTAAGAAGCAAATATGGTATTGTCATTAATCATCGTATAGCTGAAAAATTGATGGAACATAATGCATCACTATACATAACTAATGCAGATGGTTATTCAACAATATTTTCCATTATCAAAAATTATAATTATAAATTAATTGGTAACTTAAAAACTAATCAGATGATTGATTTCAGGGCATTTTATGATTCTCCTCTTGAATATATCAAAAAAGAAAATCTTAATAATCTAGAAAAAATATTTGATTTTTATGATATTTCAAAAGATGAAATAAAAAAATTATTTAGTAATATTGATGGTTATTTATATAATGATGTTAAATCTATGATTACAGCAAATGATTTATTTGGAAATAATATATTATTATATTTACAAGAGTCATTTAATATGAGTACTTATTTAACGCTACATTATTTATCAAATTCTTTAGATTATAAATCAAACATTAGTTTTGGTACAAGTGAATTATCAGACATAATGAATTTAATTGGTTTAAATACTGATGATTTAAGTAAAAACTTTTTGGGTGAAAATATGACTAGTTTTAATGTTTCAGATGATATAAACAATGTTATTATTCAACAATTCATTGATACTCAACAAAAAGAATTAGATAATGTTTTAGATGAAATTAGTAAATTAGATAAAAAAGATGATGACCTTAAAAAAATGAGTTCGATTATTCATAGAACAACTCATATTAAAGGTTCACACTTATATATACAATTAACAAATAGAAAAGCAGATTTAGAAACAACTATTATACAATTAAGAAGATACCTTACACCAGGTGTACTACCTAAATTATCATCTTCTAAAACAGACTTATTTGAAGTATATAATGAGTATAATACATCTAAAGATAGAGGTTTATTGATGCTTGCTTGGTCTAAACTATTAGAAAAACAAATTAATTCAAATTATAACTTGATTCCTATTTTTGTATTAGATAAACAGAAGAAAATAATTGAAGGTACCATAAATCCTGCTGATAGATCGGATTTAGGAAAGATAGGAAAGGTTATGAATCATTGGGCCTCATTAGGAGAAAAATATTTCACTGATAAAAAATTTACTGAAAATAATGAAACATTAAAGTTCATTGAAAAATTATTGATTTATATAACACAAATGGTTATAGGTAATGGTATTGAATTAATGTTAAGAAAAATATTAATGACATGGTTACTTAATAGTTCAATTAATGAAATGCCTGATTATGATGAAATTAATGATACAATTGATTATATTTTAACTGAAGAATTAATTGGTATGGATGGTAAGAATATGTTAAATGAACTATATGATACTGTTTGTCTTAATTTAGTTAAAAATTCTGCTGAAATATTTGAAAATAAATCAGAAGAACAAGCTCATAATTTGCAAAATACTAAAGAAATATTATTAAATTATTTTCAATTACTAGATTTAACTCCATGGGGTGATAAAATACCAACTGAAGTGAAGAATATATTTTATGTTCAAGTTACTAATTATTTTGATACAATTACATCAAAGTCAATATTATTATGGTTTGTTAATGTTGAAAATATTTTGAAATTTTTAATTAATAATTATAGGTGTTTAGAAACATTATTAAGCATAATTTAATCAGTAAGATTAGCATTTTGAAATTCATCTGCAACAGTAATAGTTTGTGAATTTAAATAAGTATTAGAGTTTTGTAATTTTTCTTCTGTAATTCTTAAAGTAAAACTATGGTCAATATTTCTAAAATTAATTCTAGAGCCGTCAGGATAAATAAATTTAATTGTTAATTGTGATATAGTGGAAATAGGGAAATTTTTAGAATAAACATTTAACGGATAAGGTACAAATGTATTAAATAAAACATCACCTGGATTACCTTCGAAATTAATTTTAGCAAATGCAGATTGAAGATTATTATTTGAATATATATATTCAATATCATTTAGATACATCAACATATAATTATATTTACCAGATAAATTAATAAAACCACTAGTATAAGTATATGGATTACCAACTATATCTAAATTATTTGTAAAAACATATGGGTCTTTATTAGATATATTAGCACTATAGTCTGTTACAGAGTATTTATCGCCAACATTAATAAAACCTAATATATCACCAAAAGTATCAGGTTTATCAAATAATAGACTTATTTTTGTTTTAGATTTAATTTTAACATTTTCACCACCATATGATTCTGCAGTTACCAATATTTTTTTTATTTCTTGTTCATTGCCTAAAATAATATCATAAGTTTGGTTTTCTGAATTTGTTGTATAAACTGTATGGTCTCTATTAATATATAATAAATCTATAGAATATATAGTATTATCCTGTAAATTTTTTAATGTAACACTTTCTGAATTATATATTGTAATTATATCATTTATATCTACTAAATTATTTGGATGACCAACATTTAATATATAATATTTAATATTTTCAATAACTTCTAATCTAACTGATAAACTATTAGGTAGTTTCGAAATATTATAAGGCTTAAATGTTATTTTTTGTATATTCGTTTCTAATTCAATATCGAATGAATTATATAAGGGTATAGTATCAGTAGAACTAGTTCTTGGTACAAGATTCATTTTATCTGTTAAATGTTTAACTAAAGATGCTGATGAATAAAAACCATCATCTAACTGTACTTTATAAATTATTTGACCATCTTCTATGTTTCTCCAATATAATTTATCATTTTGATTTTTTTTAATAACAACATCAATATATGGAAATTCTGTGCTAATTAATTCAATACTAATAACATTATTAAAATTTGTTTTCAAATCAACAGTATATGAATCAGCATCAGGATATCCAGTAATATTATTAGTTATTTTCATAACTTGAATATTTTTACCACCACCAGTAGTATTGTCAAAAGATTGATATTTTAAATTAATTTCAAAATTATCGTTATCTATAATTGAATAAATAGAATAACAACTTTGATAATTAATATTATTTATTGGATAGTTAGCATTTAGATAACCTAATTTTATTCCACCAATATGTAAATATGATATTTTAAATGTTTGGTTAACAATTTTATAATTAGTATTTTGATTTACATATTTTTCAGGTAATTCAATAAAAAGACATTTTTGATTTAATATATTTATATCAAAAGTTCCAAATAATTGATTAACTGACAATTCAAAAGTTTCTAGATAATCAGCTGGTATATCACTAGCAATTAAACTATTTTTATATCCTAATAAAGAATTAAACATAATATTATTAATATAATTTGATTCTGTTTGATTACCAACCATTTCAATATTTATATATAAATCATCTGTATAGTTCTTATAATCAGACGGTATTTGAGTATCTATCATAATTACTAAATATCTAAAATTATTTATCAAATAGAATGAATTTGATAATATCTTACTAATTCCTTCAACATTTTGTATAATTATATTATCACTTAACCCTAAATTATGATTAGGATAATTTATTTTAACTATAGTTGAACCCTTATTAAAAATTATTGGATTAATTGGTAAAAATTTATTATCTGATTTGAAGATATTTCTTGGGACTTTATTTCTAAATGAACTATCAATATTTATAATTGAAGATATAGTAAATTTATTTACTGACATTTATATACACATATATTTTTTATTCTTTAACATTAAAAAAATTGATAAATATATTTAAAAAGACAGACATCCATATCATCTAATTAATCATGTCAAAATCTATCAAGTCAGAAGCTATCAAGTCAGAAGCTATCAAGTCAGAAGCCGAAAAATATGATAAGAAGACTCCTCGTGAACATGTGTTACTTCGTCCCGATACTTATATTGGTGATGTTGAACCAACATCTGAAGATATGTGGATATATTCAACAGATGATAATCATATGATAAAACAAAAAATTACTTATACACCTGGTTTTCTTAAAATATTTGATGAAATTCTTGTGAATGCACGTGATGCATCTGTGAATGATGCATCATGTGATACTATTAAAGTAGAATATAATAAAGAAGAAGGATTCATTAGTGTATTTAATAATGGTGATATTGGTATTCCAGTTGAAGAACATCCTATTCATAAAGTACTTGTTCCCACAATGATTTTTGGTGAACTACTTACTAGCTCTAATTACAATGATAATGAAGAGAGAACAACAGGAGGCAGAAATGGATTGGGGTCAAAAATTGCGTCAATATTTGCAACTAAATTTGTTGTTGAGGTTGATGATGCTAAACGTAGCAAAAGATTTAAACAAATATGGACTGACAATATGTTAAATGTAGGAAAAGCCGAAGTAATTAAATTACCTGCTAAAACTAAGAGTTCAGTTAAAATTACATTTTATCCGGACTTTAAACGATTCGGTATTAAAAATCTTGACAATGACCATTACACACTATTCTATCGTCGAACAATTGATATTGCAGGCACTTCTAATAATAAGCTTAAAGTATTTTTCAATGAAAATAAAATAGATGTTAATAATTTCAAATCATATATTGAATTATATTATCCAGATACTGATTCTGAGTTGTATTATGATAATAATAATGATAGATGGACTGTTGGTATTTTATATAAACCAGATTCAGGTGGTGAAGTTGTTAGTTTTGTTAATTCAATTAATACATATCGTGGTGGTACTCATTGTTCACATGTAGCTGATAATATTATTAAAACTCTAATTAATGATTACATTAAAAAGAAGGATAAAGATATTAAAGTAACACCTGCTTTGTTAAAAGAGAATCTTGTATTTTTTATTAATTCAGTGATTATTAATCCAACATTTAGTTCACAAACTAAAGATACGCTAACAAGTAAAGTTGATAAATTTGGTTCAAAATATGAACCAACACCAACATTTATGAAAAAACTAGCAAAGTGTGGTATTGTTGAACAAGTAATTGAACTAGCCAAATTTAAGGAAAATGCTGGACTTAAGAAAACTGATGGTAAGAAACAAGTTAAAATTTCAGGTATCCCTAAATTAGAAGATGCTAATAAAGCTGGTACAAAAGATTCAAATAAATGTACACTAATTCTAACAGAAGGAGACTCTGCTAAAGCTACAGCAATGGCCGGTCTTTCTGTTATTGGGCGTGACTATTGGGGTGTTTTTCCTTTGAAAGGTAAATTACTTAATGTTCGAGAAGCTGGAACAGCCCAATTACTTGCAAATGAAGAAATTAAAAATTTAAAATTAATTATTGGTCTTAAACAAGGTGAAGATTATACAACTGATGAAAAATTTAATACTTTACGTTATGGTCATATTCTATTACTAACCGACCAAGATACAGATGGTTCACATATCAAAGGCTTATTTATTAATATGGTACATACACTATGGCCGTCATTGGTTAAACGAGAGAACTTTGTTCAAAGTTTAAATACTCCAATTGTTAAGGCTATTAAGGGTAAAGATATTATTACATTTTATAATTTAACTGATTATGATAAATGGAGAGAATCAGATGCATCATCTGGTTACAATGTCAAGTATTATAAGGGTCTTGGTACTTCTACTTCACAAGAAGCCAAAGAATATTTTATTAATATTGATACTAAATTGATTAATTATTTTTGGGAAAATGTCGAGAAGGAAGCTAAAAAAGGAACTATTAAATCACCAAAAGATGAATCAGAAGATGAATCTGACGATGTTTTTATACCAAATCATGACAATGATGATGCTATCAAGTTAGCATTTGCTAAGGAAAGAGCTGATGACCGTAAGAAATGGTTAATGGCTTATGATAAAAATAACGTACTCAAATATGAACAAAAAACTATTCCATACTATGATTTTATTCATTCAGAACTAATTCACTTTTCTAATGAAGATATAATTAGGTCAATTCCATCTATTATTGATGGACTTAAGCCATCTCAACGAAAGATTTTATATGGTGCATTTTTAAGAGGACTTGACAAAGATGAAGTTAAAGTAGCACAGTTAGCTGGTTTTGTATCAGATAAAGCAGCTTACCATCACGGTGAAGCTTCTTTAATGGGTGCTATTATTGGCATGGCTCAGAATTTTGTTGGGTCAAACAATATTAATATATTGATGCCAAATGGTCAGTTTGGTTGTTTATCTCCTGATACAGAAATTTTAATGTGGGATGGAAGTATTAAATATGCTGATAGAATTAATATTGGTGATAAATTAGTTGGTGATGATGGTAATATCCGCAATGTCTTAAAAATAACTAGTGGTATTGATGATATGTATGAAATAGTAACTGAATATGGACAGAAATACACAGTTAACAGTGAACATATTATTACATTAAATTATAAAAATAACAATGTTATTAAATCATTACAATTAAACTATTTTGACGGCCAAACTATTAAAACAATATCTATTAATGACCCAAAAGAATCATATAATATGATTTTAGAAAAACAACAAGAAATTAAAACCAAATATAATATATCAGATACCATTGATATTAAGATATCTGATTATATGAAATTATCTAATAATATTAAAAAGGAACTTTTAATGATTTCAAATGATAAAACTATTAATTGGGAAAAACAACCAGTTAATACTGAACCATATATTTTTGGGATTTGGTTATATGATAAAAATCATATTCCAAAAGAATATATATTTAATGATAAACAATCAAGATTAGAGTTACTTGCTGGATTCATTGATATTAATGGAATAATAAAAATAAATGATGGTCAACAATATATTGAAATATCAGAATACATTAATAATAATTTAATTATTGATTTGCAATTTCTATGTAAAACACTTGGATTTACAACATTAGTTACCAAATCTGGTAAAAATATTATTATGGGTAAAAACTTGTATGAGATTCCATCAAAAATATTAATAAATAGTAATAATAATATTAATACTAATTATATGGATTTTAAAATCAATCATATAGGTAAAGGTCCATTTAATGGATGGTCTCTAGATGGTAATGAAAGATTTTTATTGGGTAATTTCATTGTTACTCATAATAGTAGATTAAAAGGAGGTAATGATGCAGCATCACCGCGTTATATTTGGACAAAACTAGAAGAACTTACACCAATAATTTTTAATCCGATGGATACACCAATTTTAAATCAACAAGATGATGATGGAATGCCAATTGAACCAGAATTTTATGCTCCTATCATTCCAATGATTCTAGTTAATGGTGCACAAGGTATTGGTACTGGTTTTTCAACTAAAGTACCACCATATAATCCAATTGAAATCATTGATAATCTTAAAAACATTATTAATGGTGATAAATTTAATTCTATGGACCCGTGGTGGAATGGATTTGAAGGTATAGTAAGTAAGATTGATGATTTTAATTATGAGATTTATGGTACTTGGTCTCAATCTGATAATAAACTTACTATTACTGAGCTACCAGTTGGTGAATGGACTAGCAATTATAAAGAATATCTTGAGAAACTATTAGAAGATGTTCCTATCAGAAGCAAGCCTGATACTAAAAAAGTTAAGAAACCAGTTAAAAAAGATAATCCTTTTATTAGTTACAAAGATAATAATACTGATACAAAAATTCATTTCGAACTAACGTTTGAAGACGGATATCTTGATACAGCTAAAGATATTGACAAACAGTTTCACTTGTATAAAAAATATTCAATTACAAATATGCATTTATATGGCCCTGAAGGTCATATTAAACGGTATGATTCTGTTGAAGATATTATGAAAGACTATTATAAAGTAAGACTTGAACTATATCAAAAACGTAAAGATTATCAACTTGCTATTCTTGAACACCAACTTAAATTAATCAGTTTTAAAGTCAAATTTATTTTGATGGTTGTTGAAAAGAAAATAGAAATTAATAATAAGAAGAAACATGAGATTGAAGAGAAACTTGAAAAACTCAAGTTCCCACAACTTGGACGAACTAGAGATGATACTAAAATATCTTATGACTATCTACTTACAATGCCTATCTATAATTTGACTCAAGAAAAAATAGAAGAATTTAAAAATCAACATAATGAAAAAGAAACTGAATATAATGAATTGAATGAAAAAACAATTCAGACTATTTGGTTAGAAGAACTTGATAAACTTAGAACTAGATATGAAAAATGGTATAACCATAAATCAGATGAATCAACCGGAACATCTAGTAAAAAGAAATCTAAGAAAACCAAGAAAAATTAATTAGAAATTATTTTATACTTATTTTTTGACTAAAAATTGTCTTGTGATTTTTGACTAAAAATTGTCTTGTGATTTTTAGATCG